CGCCCTGATAGCCCGAGGCTGTCGCCGCGCCCTGTTCGCCCGAGGCCGTCGCCGCGCCCTGTTCGCCCGAGGCCGTCGCCGCGCCCTGATAGCCCGAGGCTGTCGCCGCGCCCTGTTCGCCCGAGGCCGTCGCCGCGCCCCGGTCGCCCGAGGCTGTCGCCGCGCCCCGGTCGCCCGAGGCTGTCGCCGCGCCCTGTTCGCCCGAGGCCGTCGCCGCGCCCTGTTCGCCCGAGGCCGTCGCCGCGCCCTGTTCGCCCGAGGCCGTCGCCGCGCCCTGATAGCCCGAGGCTGTCGCCGCGCCCTGTTCGCCCGAGGCCGTCGCCGCGCCCTGATAGCCCGAGGCTGTCGCCGCGCCCCGAGTGCCCGAGGCTGTCGCCGCGCCCTGATAGCCCGAGGCTGTAGGGCCGTCATGGACCGCTCGGGACATGACCCACTCGACAGCGGAAAGTGTCAGGTCGCGCAGCGTGATCTCGTGCGAGACATGCAGCACCTCGGCTGCGATCTTGTCGCCATCACCGACGATCCGGCCTGACGCGACGGTGTTGGCGTAGCGCGATCCGGCAGGCGGGTAATCGCTGAAAACGGCGAGCGGGTGCTGATCCTCCGGGATCGCGTGGAAGCCATTTTTGCAGGCGACGATCTCGCCAGCGACCGTGTAGGTCTGGCCGACCTCGAATTTGTGTCCGCGACAGGAAAGGTCCGCGTCAAAGCCCTTGATCGCTCGGATGGTTGTGGTGGTCATGCGGTCCTCCGTCGCCTCTGGTGGCTGCTGTGGAGGAAGCATTGCACGTCATGCAACGAGCCGTCAATAGCGAAATTGCATAGTGTGCAACGTTATGGGAGGCGGGTGAAGTGCGCCACGTGCAACGCTACGGTTGACGGGCCGTTGCATGTCGTGCAATGCTCCGTGCATGAAAAACCTCGCGGACTACGTAAAAGACAATCGCATGAGCCAGCGGGAACTAGCCAGGCGTCTCAATGTGGACCCCAGCATCGTCTCGCGCCTCCTGAACGGGCAGATGCGGCCAAGCCTTGATCTGGCGGTCAGGATCGAACGCCTGACGGGCGGGCGTATCGTGGCTTCGTCATGGATGATCAAGCGCCATTCCTCCGAACCGGCCCCCGCTTCGGAGGCGTCCAATGCCCGGTAGGTTTCTTGCCTGTCCCTCACGCTGCCGTGAGGCGGCGCTGGCCGCAAGCCATGAATACCTTACCCCCATGCCCGCCCGGCGCGCTTCCGCCCTCGGCGCGTCATTCACCGAAGCGGGGGCCGGTGCCGGGCGGCGCGCCCCCGCGACAGGGGGGCGCCGTCATGGACTATGACGCATATCGCGCGTTCATCGCGTCGAAAGGCACGCGCACGGAAAAGCACGGCTTCACGCCGGACGCCATGCCGGATCGCATGTTCGCACATCAGCGGGCGGCGGCGGAATACTCGCTGGAAAAGGGCCGCGCCGCGCTGTTCCTCGATACCGGACTCGGCAAGAGCGGTTGCGAGGCGGTGTTCGCGGATGAGGCGCGCCGCGAGACGAACAAGCCGTCGCTGATCCTGACGCCGCTCGCCGTCGCAAAGCAGATGAAGCGCGAGTGTGAGGCCTTCGGGATAGAGGCCCGCGTGATCCGCGAGCCAGAAGACGTGTGGCCCGGCGTCAACATCTGCAACTATGAGCGGCTCGGCAAGATCGACGCGGCGCGCTTCGGCGCGGTGGTGCTTGACGAATCCAGCATCCTGAAGTCGTTTACCGGATCGACCAAGCGGGCACTTGTCGAGACGTTCCGCGACACGCCATTCCGGCTCGCGGCAACGGCAACCCCGGCGCCGAACGATCACATGGAGATCGGGCAGCATTCCGAGTTTCTGGGCGTCATGCCTGGGCCGGAAATGCTCTCGCGCTGGTTCGTCAATGATCAGACGGAAATGGGCAAATACCGGCTCAAGGGGCACGCGACAAAGAAGTTCTGGGAATGGGTGGCATCGTGGGCGCGGGCAGCCTCTCTGCCGTCCGATCTGGGCGGCGACGATACCGGGTTCATCTTGCCGCCGGTCACGCACCGGCTGCACACGGTTGGCGTCGATCTGACGCAGGACGTTGATCAGGGGATGCTGTTCCGCATCCCGGACAATTCGGCGACGTCCATTCACCGGGAAAAGCAAAGGACGCTGGCGGAGAGGGTCGCGCAGGCATCCGAGATTGCTAATGGCACGACCGATGCGGTGATCGTGTGGTGCGAGCGCGACGACGAAAGCGCGGCACTGGCGAAGGCGATCCCTGACGCGATCGAAGTCAAGGGGTCAATGCCGGCCGACAAGAAAGAGGCGGCGCTTGAAACCTTCAGCTTCGGCGATGCGCGCGTGATCGTGACCAAGCCAAAACTGGCAGGGTTCGGCCTCAACTGGCAGCACGCCCGCACCCAGGTATTCGCCAGTCTCTCGCATTCGTATGAGCAATACTATCAGGCGATCCGCCGTTCGTGGCGCTACGGCCAGACCGGGCAGGTGATGTGCCATGTCGTGATCGCGGAAACCGAACATGGCATCTGGCGCAACGTCCAACGCAAGGCCGCTGATCATGACCGCATGAAGCGCGCGATGGCTGCGGCGATGGTCGGCGCACAGACCGAAAGCGGACTGCGGGTGGCATACGGCCGCGCACCCGAAGTCATTTTGCCGGCATTTCTCAGGAGGGCGTGATGGGACCGGACTACGAGGGGAAGAACTGGGCGATCTACAACGCGGATTGCGTCGAAATTCTCGCGGGACTGCCGGATGAAAGCGTCGATATAGCGGTGTTTTCGTCGCCGTTTTCGTCGCTCTACATCTACTCTGACAGCGAGCGCGATATGGGCAACTCGGCGGGTGACGAGGAATTTCTTCGCCATCACGCATTCATGGCATCGCAGCTCTACCGGGTCATGAAGCCGGGCGCGGTGATCTGCGATCATCTGAAGGACACGGTTTTCTATCAGAACTCGTCTGAGACCGGCGAGGGTGGGCTGTTTCCGTTTTCTGATGCGGCGAGCGCCAACTATCGGGATGCGGGGTTTTGCCTTCGGGCGCGCGTGACGGTGTGGCGCGATCCAGTCCGGGAAATGCAGAAAACCAAGCATGAGCGGTTGCTTTACAAGAACATCCGCGAGAACTCCCGCGTGTCTGCGATGGGAATGCCGGAATACATCCTTGTAATGCGCAAGGACTCGCGCGGGATCAGATCTGGCGAGGCGGTCGATCATGTCAAGCCGGACGATGCACCCGGCGCGAAGGCAATGGTCCGCAAATATCTCCCGGCCGACGCGCCGGCCGAAGAGATCGCGCGGTTGCTTGCGGAAAAGCGGTTCAGCCTTGATCAATGGCAGGAATGGGCCTCGCCGGTCTGGATGAATACTCGGCAGATGGACGTGCTCAACGCGCGGATCAAAGGGCCGAATGACGAGCGTCATCTGTGCCCGATGCCACTGGATCTGATTGACCGTTGCCTGACGCTCTACAGCAACCCCGGCGATCTGGTTCTTGACCCGTTCAACGGCATTGGATCGACCGGCTATCAGGCGCTGAAAATGCGCCGCCGCTATCTCGGGATCGAATTGAAACCGGAATACGCGGCACAGGCGGCGAAATTCCTGGCCGAGGCCGAGGCGTCGCAGGAGACGCTGTTTGATGCGGTTGCGGCGGAATGACCCGCCGTGACTACACGGCGTTGCAGGTGCGCCGCGATTTGATCGCAGCCGAGATACGGCACGCGCTTTCGCATGACCGCACCGGGCTGGCCCGGCTTTACGCAGAGGCGCGTCGTCTGGCGATGGAAAGCCTTCGCGCGGAGGCTGCGGCATGACCCGCGACCTCGCCGAAGTGCTTGCCAACGCCCTTGTCGGCCTCGCCGTTAGCTGGGGTGCGACATGGGCGGTGCTTGGCTTCTCGCCGGTGCAGAGCGTGGGCGTGACGGCGATGTTTTTCGCGCTCTCGACGGCCCGGCAATTCGTGCTCAGGCGGCTGTTTCGGAGGCTGGCATGAACCGCCGTGACGTCGAGGGGCCGATCCACCGGGCGGTGCTGTCCTGGCTGCGCGTCGTGCTGCCGGAGGCGCTGATATTCCACGCCGCCAACGAGAGCCGTCGACCCGGCTGGGCCGGGCATGTCGAGCGGGCGATGAACGCCGCCAACGGCGTCCTGCCCGGTGTTCCCGACCTCATCGGCCTGACTTTCACCGGGCCGTTCTTCATGGAGGTGAAGGGGCCCGGCGGCTCTCTCAGCCCGGCGCAGCGGGAGTTCCGCGACCGGCTGGCGGTGCTGGGCTATCCGCGCTGGGCGGTGGTGCGCGGGATAGACGACGCCAAGGACGCGCTGGCCCGCTGGGGCATTCCGACGCGGGAGGCCGGCTCGCTGGTGCGGCTCCCGCTCGGGGGGAGCGTGGAATGAGCGGCCGCTATCCGACGCGCGAGGATGACGAATTGGCGCTCGTGATGCTGCGCCGTCGCTGCGCGGGCATGTCGAGCACGTCCATTGGCGAGGCGCTTGGCCGCACGGGCGCCAGCGTCCGCGTCACCACGGACAGGATCAGGCGGGCCGACGCCGCAGAGAGCGGCGAGGACGTGACACGGGCTTATTGGGGGACGACATGAAGCAGATCATCATTGCCGGCGGCATCACGCGCGACGCGGTTGTGCGCCACACGCAGTCCGGGGACGCCGTGGCGGGGTTTTCCGTCGCCGTAGACGAGCGCAGCAACCAGGACAAGCGGACGCTGTATTTCGACTGCTCGCTCTGGGGCAGGCGCGGCGAGGCTCTGGCGCAATACCTCACCAAGGGCAGCCGCGTCACCGTCGCTGGCGACCTCTCGACGCGCGAGCATGAGGGCAAGACCTACCTGACCGTCCGGGCCTCGGAAGTGACGCTTCAGGGCGGCGGCGAGCGGCGCGACGACGCGCCACGGGACCGGCCGCGCGATGACGCGGGAAGCTCCCGCCGCGACGATCTGGACGACGACATTCCATTCTGAGGGGGCGGGCTATGACTGACGCGGCAGAGCGGAAGGCATTCAAGGACAGCCATGAGGCGGAGTTCCGACACATGGTTCGAGCCGCGGTCAAGAAGGGGCCGTTCTCGCGGGCTGAGCGCGACATCACCCTTGCCATCGTCAACCACTGGTTTCATCACAAGGGTGGGCCGAGAAAGTTCATCTACCCGAGCCGCGAAGTCATCGCCAAGAAGTCGGGGACATGCGTTCGATCGGTAGCCAGCGCATTTTCCATGCTGCGTGACAGCGACATTCTCCGCCCAGTCTCAGGCATGAAGGGTGGGAGGCACAGGACGACACACTACACGGTCGATGTGTGGGCGTTGATGGTGTTCTGCGGCGTCACTTGGGTGGAAGAATTTCTTTCCGGCGCGGATCGAAATTGCACGGTTTCACCACATGATTTTGCACGGTTTAGCGCGACCGGAAACCGTGCAGCCATTGCACACTGTCTTAATGACGTAGGGGATCGAGTTGTCCCGTTCAGGCGGAGAGGTGGTTCCCATGTCTGATCTGTTCCACAGGTTTCAGCCCGAAGAAGCCCAAGCCAGGAAGAAGGAACTTCGTCCGCACCAGTCGAATGCCATCGCCATGCTTCGCTCATCCTTGGCTAGGGGAAACCGTCGGGTTGTCGTGCAGGGACCGACGGGCGTGGGCAAGACGCTGATCGCGGCGAAGATCATCGAAGGGGCTTTGGACAAGGGCAACCGGGTGATCTTCACGGCACCGGCCGTCTCGCTGATCGACCAGACCGTGGGCGCTTTCGAGGCCGAGGGCATTTCCGGGATCGGCGTCATGCAGGCGAGCCATCCGCGCACCGATCCTCTGGCGAGGGTTCAGGTGGCATCGGTGCAGACGCTGGCAAGGCGGGACATTCCGCCGGCGGCGCTGGTCATCGTCGACGAATGCCACCACCGGGCCGAGGTTGTCGAAAAGCTCATGGCAGAGCGGCCGGACGTGTTTTTCGTCGGCCTGTCGGCAACCCCGTGGGCGAAGGGCATGGGCCGGTGGTGGCAAGACCTGGTGGTGCCGGTGACGATCCGCGACCTGATCGACGCGGGCTACCTCTCGCAATTTCGCGTCTTCGCGCCGGACGTGCCGGACATGTCGGGCGTCAAGACGGTGGCCGGGGACTACCATGAGGGCCAGACGGCCGACCTCATGAAAGGCGCGACGATCACGGCGTCGGTGGTCGAGACATGGCTTGAGCGCGGGGAAAACCGGCCGACGCTCTTGTTCGGCGTCAACCGCGCCCATGCCCGCCAGCTATTCGAGGCATTCGAGCGCGCTGGCGTGGCGGCGGCCTATTGCGACGCCTACACCGACGTCGTGGAGCGGCAGTTGATCGAGCGGCGGTTCCGGGCGGGCGAGGTGAAGATCGCCTGCTCGGTGCGGACGCTGACCACGGGCATCGACTGGCCGGTGTCCTGCATCGTGGACGCGGCTCCGACGAAATCCGAAATGCTGCACGTCCAGCGCATCGGCCGTGGCCTGCGCATCAACCCCGGCACGGAAGACCTCGTGGTTTTGGATCACGCCGGCAATTCGCTGCGTCTCGGGCTGGTCACGGACATCGGGCACGACGCGCTCGACGATACCGAGCACGGGCCGCAGAAGGCGCGCGCCAAGGCCGAGAGGCTGCCCAAGGAATGCGTGTCCTGCGGGGTGCTGCACACCGGCCTGACATGCCCGTCCTGCGGCCATGTGCGCAAGCCGGTGGCAGGCGTCGAGACGGTCGACGGCGAGTTGATCGAGATCACGGGCAAGCCGAAGGGGCTGACGCGCGAGGAAAAGCAGGCGTGGTGGTCGGGGCTGCTGACCATCGCGGCGAAGCGCGGCCGCACGCGTGGCTGGGCAGCGCACACCTACCGGGAAAAGACCGGCGTGTGGCCGAAGGGGCTGGCTGACTGGCCGGGGGAGCCGTCGCCGGAAATGTGGAATTTCGTGAAATTCAAGGACATCCGGTGGGCGAAGCGGCAGGAAAGGGGGGCGGCATAGTGTTTTTCGACAAGACGACGAATGTGGCGCGCGGCAAGTGGCGCGGCATCCTGCTGCAACTCGGCCTGCCCGAAACCGCGCTGCGCAACCGGCATGGGCCATGCCCGATCTGCGGCGGCACGGATCGCTTCCGCTTTGACGACACGGAAGGCCGGGGCACGTGGATATGCAACCAGTGCGGCGCCGGCGACGGCATGGCATTGGCGCAGAAATACACCGGCAAGGGCTTCCCCGAGGTTGCAGCGATGATCGACGGCATGGTCGGCAACGTCAAATTCGAGGCGTCAAAGCCCGAGCGGACGGCGGACGAGACGCGCGATCTGCTGCGCGACACGTGGCGGGCGACGGTGCCGGTGCAGCCCGGCGATCTGGCGCATCGCTATCTCGCCAGCCGGGGTGTCGAGGAAATGCTCTACCCGGCGGCGCTGCGTTTTGCCGCGCGGCTGCGCGACGGCGATGGCGGGGTGCGGCCATGCATGGTGGCGATGGTGGGCGTGGCGGGGCAGGACAAGCCGGTGTCCATGCACCGGACGTTTCTGAAGCCCGATGGCTCTGGCAAGGCGGAAATGGCCGCGCCGCGCAAGCTCATGCCGGGGACGCTGCCCGATGGCGCCTGCGTCATGCTCAGCGACTACAGCGGCGGGCCCCTCGGCATTGCCGAGGGTATCGAGACGGCAATGAGTGCATCCGCGCTCTACGACATGCCGGTGTGGGCGGCGCTCAATGCGCCGATGCTGCGCAAGTGGACGCCGCCGGATGGCTGCGACGAAGTGGCGATCTTCGGCGACAATGACGCGAACTTTGCCGGGCAGGCGGCGGCCTACGGGCTGGCCTACAGCCTCTCGGGCAAGGCGCGGGTGACGGTGCATATCCCTGACGTGGCAGGCGAGGACTGGAATGACGTGTGGCAGAGACGGCGGAGGCGTCAGGCATGAGCATCGTCACGCCGAAGCACTGGCGCACGTCCTGGGCCCCTGAAATCCGCCTCGTCGATCCGGCGACGGGCGCGCGGCTGCACCTCTCGGGGCGCGGCGTGGCGCACCACCCGGCCTATGCGTGGAGCGGGACGCGGGCACAGGCGCGGGAATTGCGCCGCCGGGCTATCGAGGCGGGCGAGCCGTGGCCGTGGCGTCCGGTGAATGCGGCGGAGGAATTGGCAATGGAGGGACGGCAATGACGGCACACACCCGCATCATCGGCAATGCATTCCGGCTGGCGGGCATGACGCCAGGCCTTGAGGCGGTCATCGGTCG